AGTATTTTATCTGGCCCTTATAGTCCAGGATGCTGCCCTCCTCTCCCAGGGCCAGGGCAATCTGCTTGTCAGTGGCCTCCTGGCTGGAGCTGAATTTGTCCAGATAGCTGATGTCTTTGAGCCTGATCTGGTTTCTCCTGTACCTGCCCCAGTCATTATAATGGACAATTTTGCTGACATAGTCCTCATCATCTGGAGTGCCAAACCTACACTGCTCAAAAGGAATATGAAACAACTCAAAGATGGTGCCCCGTACATTGTGAGGGAGGTGCAGACACCAACCAAAAAAGGTGCTGTAATCATCAGCTAAAAGGCTCAGCAGCTTGTTCATGGTCATGCCCTTTCTGTTGATTACCAACTTACCCAGGGCCTCATCCTCAAACCCCAGGCCCTTGATCTGCTTGGCAAACCTGCGGGTGGCAATGGTGGCATTTCCGCTGTTCTTTTTCAGCTCCTCCATCCTCTGAGGGTAGCAATTGTCAGAATCATAGGGGAGGATTTTCCAGGTGTTGTTGATGGCATACCTGATCCTTCCCTTGTTGCGGGTCAGGACAGTGCCAATGTAGGTGCTTTCATCTGTGGCTGCCATTGCTTTTAGGTGGTGAATTCAGCCCAGGCCTCATCCCTTAATTTGGCAGGGACATCTTTGCCCAGTATCTCATTTAGTGCTTTTGTGGTGGGCACTCCACTCTTGGTAAATTGAGTCTTATCCTCGGTATCCAGCTTGGCAAAGGCAGCAATGACCTCACCCTTGGAGACCCCACCATCTACGGTCAGGCCAGCCTGGCCAGCTCCCCCCAGTCCCAGGTCCTCTGTGATCTCCTGCTCTGTGGGTGGGACCACAATGGTCTCCTCAAATCCCACAAAGTACTTTTTGGTGGCAGGGTTTGCATCAATCATGGCCTGGGCATCACCATCTGTGATGGTCTCATTGGTGAAGGCTCGGCCTCCAAATGCTCTGATACTTGAATATTTCTCTTTGATGTAATACTTGCGGGCACTCTTTTCTTCTGTTGGCATCATTATCTGTTTACGGTTGAACTTAATTTTTAATTCTTGGTGTGCAGTTATCAGCTTGCCTGGGCAGGCCCTGCAAAGGTTAATCCCCATCAACCCATAAACCCTGACCAGCTCAGCAGCCAGATCAGGGTCTTGGGCAATGGTGTTTGACTTGTAGGTGACCAGCTCACTGATCTCCATCCTATATAGTCGGCACTAATAGGGCTGCCACGTTTGCATCTGTGGTGACCTGGTTTGTGTCAAAGAATGAATTAGGGAGCTTAGCCTCCTGGACCTTGTTGGGATCAGTCTGGAGCAGCACATCAAAGGCTCCACCAGTGTCCACATTCTTGGGGTCCTCAATGCATTCAGTCATTTGCAGACCTACACCAACCCCAAAAACCTCATAGGTTCCATCCTCTTTGAAAATCAAGGCCACTGTTTTTACCTTAGCCATCAGTTGCAGCTCATCTCTGGCTGCCTGGCTTTTGGTGAAAACCTTAAATCTGATCTGGTGTGCCCAGCGGTCATCATAGGTGCTCCTGGCCAGCTGAGTCAGCGGGTCCACACTGTCATTTTTCCCCTCCCACTCATAGAATGCTTTACCACCAGCTTTCATGGTGATGTCATTTATGATGTTCGGATTGACCCCATCATTAGTGACGGTCAAAATGTCATCCTTGTTACCCAAATATATTTTGGGCTTTACTCCTACCGTTGGAGGATTCGCACAGTCTGTGGCAATTGCCTGAGTTATTCCAGTACATGCTGGCATAATATTTAGATTTTAAAGGTGTCTAATATGCCAAACTCACAAGGTAATCCCTCATGATATGGAAGTCTATTTTATAGGCTCCTTTAGCATTTACTTTCTCAGTGTCTATGTTATACCAAGAGGTCCATTTGTTGGTTTCACTCTCAGCATCAAAACCAGTCACAATGTTTGACCTGGAGATCAGGGCAGCTCTGTGTGGTATGTCCCAGGTAGTGGCATTGTCCATGTCAGCTCTGATCCATCTGTCCCAAATGCTACCCATGTCTATGATGGGTATGCTGCGGTAAACGTCCTCTCTGAATCTCTGGTCCTGACGTTCAAAAGAAGTGGTTAATAATTTAGCTTCTTTCTCATCGATGCGGTTGTCAAACAGTGATCCACTGACCAGGTAAACCAGGTCATTCTTATCCTTCAAACGTCTGTCAGCATTGTTGTATAATCCCTTGAGCACTTGGTATCCACGATCAGTGGCCAGGCCATCCTGGAGTGCATAGGTTGCATTGGCATTCTCAGTGATGGAATAGTCAGGAACTCCTGCTCTGATTGCAAATGCTTGTTTCCAAAAACCGTCATTCATGGTATAATCAGTGATGTCTATGCCATCAGTTAACACGCCACCACCAGTGATGTCATCAGCAGCAGTGTCCATAAAGAAGATCATTCTCAAAAGGTCATCCTCCAGGGCTTCCTGGAGCACCTCAAGGATGTACTGCTCCCAGTATCCATCCTGATTGGCTATGAGGTCATAACGGTCAATTCCGTTCTTGGTTCCCCAGACCCAGAATGTGGCCTCAATGTCATCCTCACAAACCTCAAACCAGGCTTTCACTGGTGTTGGATTCCAGAACTTGTCACTCATTGGAATTGTTCTGGTTTGCTTACCAGTACCACAACCAGCGTCTGCTTTGGTGATCTTGTAAATACGGTCCATAAATGCAATCTGCTCCTTGGCTTTTACGCCACTGATCACTTGCATCATCCTACTAATAGCAGGCCTCACAAATCCATCCTCAATTAAGGCTGCCAGGGCTTCTCTCCCGTTAAAAGTTATCTTTGGGCTAATCGTTAGTGCCATCTTTTCTCAATTTAATTTTGTTAGTTTAAAAATATGGCTCCCCCTATGCTGTGGGTTTTATGCCTAATTTCTTTTGCCTCCGTTCCAGCATCACAGCCTTTCTCTCCTCAGCTGTCTGGGGCACAATGACATTCCCATCAGCATCTTTTTTCACCTTGGTGGTGTCCAGCTGAAACTTAGTGCCCAGGTGGTTTGTGACATTCTCCCACTCAGTGGTGAAGGCCTCCTGGTTTGTTGTCAGGGTTTTAACCTCAGCAGTCAAAGTATTAACATTGGTGGTGAGCTTCTCAATCATGTCAGTGATTGCTGCATCATTACCCTGCTGGGCTGGGTCGGAAACTGCTGTCACCTTACCATCCTCAACTGTAATGCTCAGACCATTGGCCATCACATAGTCACTATCCTCAGGTTTCACTCCGTCAATAGTTACCACATTGCCAACTTCTGGGGTGTCATTCTCAGTCTGGAATGACATGGTTTGGCCAGCTTCGTTGGCCAGCTCCAATGCAGAAACACTGGCCTGCATCAATGAATTAGATGCTGCTTGCAATCTCTCCACAATTGTGAGTTTTTTAATCGTTTTAGTCATGACCTTTTTATTGGTTTTATTTAAAATTATGTTTGATCCTAATGCAAATATTTCTTCCATCACAGCCCCACTCCAGCCTGCCTCTGCCATCTCCTCCCCATCAAAATTGGTGCCCTCTCCTTCCAGCCACTCTGTGATCTGCTTCTCATCCTGGCCAGTGGCATCCATGTAAATATCTGTTATCCTCTCATTGAGGTCCTCCAGTCTTTTCTGGGCAGCTTCCATGTCCTCTGAGTCTCCCCAGGCTCCCATGGATGGCTTGTGAATCATGAATGTGGCATTCTCCATCCTGAATCTGTCCTCAGGATCATCTGGAGCTAAAAAGGGAAGGGTGGCAGCTGAGGCAACCTGGCCCACAGCCACTGTGGTGATCTTAAATTTGGAGGCTCTCAGTAGATCGTAGATGGCCAGGCCCTCAAACAGGTCCCCTCCTGGGCTGTTAATGTGGACCTCTACCTCTGTGATCTCTGGATTGTCGCTGAACTCTTTGAGCCTGTTGGAGACATGAGTGGTGCCAATCATGCCCCAGTCATTTGCTCCCTCAAAGTCATCCCTGAATATCTCCCCAAATAGGAATATAAACTCCTTTGCCATGGGTCAATGATACTAGGATATTCCCTGGAAGTTTTAACCTGATTTGGTTAGGAGCAAAAAATGGCCCCCAGTTCTCACCTGGAGGCCCTTACCTATTAAACTCAAAAAACCACTATAACTATTTAATCACTATACTCCCCCAATATAAGCAATCAATTTGATACCTCCAATTGTTTTATGGTCCTGTAAACATGCTGGATGCTGCACCTGAACTTGAGGGCTGTCCCATGGACTGCTGTGCTGCGGTTGTCTCCCATGGTGACCCTGGTGGCCACATCATTGTAAATGTCTTTTTTGCGGATCACTGAGCAGTCAATCAGCCCTGCCCTCATCATCCTGGACAGGGTCCCCTCCTCACTTAGCCGATTTAAAATAGTTATTATCATACGTCCCCACCTGTCTGTACTTCCACCAGGTTGCTGACACCCTCCACAATCTCCTCAACTGAGACCACTGGCCTGATCTCCCTGGCCAGCTCCAGCAGGTCATTGCCTGTGGTGGTGATCCCTCTGCCTGCCACCGCTGCTGTGATGCCACCATCTCTGAACATGCTCCTGCCTGGTGCCAGGTTGTCTCCCCAGCCATTATATGTGTTAATGGCATTCAATATGGCAGGGAATGCCTCGCTGCTTTTTTTGTTAATGATTGTTTCACCACCCTCAGCAAATTGATTGCCTCCCAGGTGGATGCCTCCCTGTTCATGACTGGGACCCTCCAGCATGCCACCCTTGGAAAACAGTTTGATGGCTGAGGTTGCTGCCTTGAGCACTGCTGACAGGGCAAAGGATTTTGTGGACTGGGCTGCCAGGTAGGCTGTCCCAATGGGTATGGTGGCCAGGCCCCCCTGGGCTGAGATTTTTGCTGCTGCTGTGGCATGGGCTGCCAGCTGCTGCTGGAGGTTAAGGATAATGTCTGCAAAGGCTGTGGCTTTGTTCACTGCCAGGGCAGCCTTGCTCTCTTTGCCTGTGGCATTGGCAATGGCTCCGAATGCTTTCAATGTCCCCCTTTTGGCTGCAATTTTTTGATCCTCCAGGGCCTGGGTGGCATCTGCCACTCCCTCCTCATTGTCCAGCTGCTGCTGCCTGAACTCATTGAACTGGTCATCAAGTGCCTGGTGCCTCTCCAGCTCCTGCTCCAGCTCTGCCAGGATAAACTCATTTCTTAGGTTGAAACTCTCCTCCTGAAACTCTGCCTGGATCAGCAGCCTCTCTGAATTGGTCAGATCATCCTGCTGGAGGGCAATGTCCCTCTCCACCTGGGCCAGGGCAATCAGGGCCTCCACCCTCTCCTCACTTCCCTCCAGGGTTGCAATCACTGCCAGCTTGGCCTTGGCCAGCAGCTCCCTGTTTGCCAGCTCAGTCTCCACTCCTGTCATGAATGCTGCTGCTGCCTTGGTGCCAGCCTCCTCATATTGCTGCTCAATGGTCCCATCACTCAAGTTGACAGGGTCCAGGAACTCAGGGTCAATGGTGTCCTTTATGCCCTCCTGAAATCTCTCAATGACTGAGGCCCCAAAGCTCACAAAGTTCTGGCTGATGTCATCCAGGTTCACCTTGGCTGCCTCCCTGAGTGGCTCAAAGCTCAGGGTGGTGATGGCCTCAATGACTGCTGAGGCTGTCCTCCCCACTGCCTGGAGTGAGTCCACTGCAAACTGGGCAAAGAATTTCACCGTATCAATGAGCACCCCAAAGGACAACTGAATGCCCTCAATGGTGGCCCTGAATAATAGGCTATCATTGTGCAGGGTCCTAAAGAAATTGATCACATTCAGGCCTGCCTTGACAATAGCCTCCAGGCCATCAGCTGCAAATTCCAGGGCACTCACTTTCAGGTTTTGGAGCAGACCATCAGCTCCCCCAAAGGTCTGATTAAATACCAGCTGCAATCTCTCAGAGGCTGCCTGCTGTCTGAGTTGGAGGCTCACAAACTCCCCACCCTTTTCAATGATCCCATCCAGGGAGGTGTCAATGTCTGCCAGGGTCAGGATGTAATCCAGCCCAGCGTCCTCTCCAGCTCCTTTGAATATGTCAGCCAGGGCAGCACCAACCTCAGGGCTTTGGGCCTCAAGGCTTCCCATGCGTTCTGAGACCTGCTGGATGGCATCAAAATAAGATATTGATCCTTCCCTCAAAGCCTTTTCAAGTTCATCAGATGAGATGCCAATGGCTGCCAGGGCCTCCCTGGTTGGCTCAGTCATTTCTCTCAGGGCCAGGGTGGCCTCTTTGATGGTGTCAATACCTTTGTCTGAATAGACTCCAGACTGGACCTGTTGGGTAATGATGGCAATGGCCTCATCAGCTGCAATGCCTGCTTCCTTAAAGAATGTGGGGTACTCCCTGAGGATGTCCAGGAACTCTCCAGATGAGTCAGCACCCACTGCCAGCCCTTTGCTGATCAGATCAAATGCCTCCTCCTGGGAGATGCCCAGCTGCTTGCTGAATGCATTACCAGCAATGAGCACCTCATTAAAATCTTTGTCAAAAGTGGCTGCTGTACTGGTCACCTTGGCAGTGATACGGTCAAGGCCTGCACCTGTCTCTCCTGTGAGCAGTGCCACCTGTCTCCTGGACTTCTCCAGCTCCTGCTGGAAGCTCACCAGGCCAAAGGCTGCCACCAGGACACCCCCACCCACAGCTGCCCCAGCACCCAGACCACCAACCAATCCACCTATGCCACCACCTCCACCACCTGGGAGTCCGATCTTGTCAAACAGGCTCGTAAATGTTCCAGTGAGGCCTGTGCCCGTTTCGGTTTGAAACTCCCTAATGGCGTTGGTGTTCTCTTTTAATTTCCCTTTTAAGTTGGTCAGGTCCTCAGCAGTACCAGTGATCCCTATCTGAAAGTTTTCAATTTCTCTGTTGAGGGCCTTGGTCTCTGCTTTCATCCTGCCCATGGTGCCCTCTGTGGTATTGAGCACATCATTGAGGATTCTGTTTTCTTTTCTCAGGGCACCCTGCTCCCTCTTGAGCTGACTGGTGGACTCTGCCAGCTGGTCCTGGCTGATCTTCCCCTCCTTAAATTCTTTGTTCAGCTGGCTCTGTGAGTCCTTTAACTCAGTGAGTCTCCCCTCAATCTGGGCTGTCCTCTTGGCTGCCTCCTTTTGGTCCAGGTCAATCCTCAGTATTATTTTTTCTGTTGCCATAGCTTACAATTTAATTGCTCCCTGTTTTGCTCTTAAATCAATCAGGTCACATGCCCCCACAAGTTGGTTTATCATCATAAAATGTCTATGAATTAAACCGCTGCCTTTCTTGGCTGCTAATATATCCTTAACCGAATCCGATAAATCGCCTCTGCCTCTGATATATTCCTCATAGGCTATTTTCATTTTAACCAGACTCAGGGTGCCATCTTCTAGGTTGGCAACCAGCCTTGAAAATTCATCCAGGTTGTCTTTTGTGTCCATAGTTTACAATTTTATCCTGGTCAAATAGAATTGATCAGTGCCGTTTAACCTCTTATCAATTATCACCTCCAGGCCCATGCTGCCTCCATATTTCACATAGTGGCTATCTTTGACCACCCATAAATATTTAGGGTCATGCCCTGTCTGTCTTTTATACTCACTGATGGCATAATCCAGCTTTCCATTTCCTGCCTCATACATTCGGTTTATAGTTTAACCAGCTGCACAGAGGTCATTTTCCCCTCCCTGAAATTGGTGATTTTGTTTACATAAAAATAGGACCCCCACTGCTCCACCCACACAGGGGTGCTGAAATCAAAGTCTTTGACATCATTCTCATTTAGGACAAATTCTGCCCTGACCAATTTGAGCTGATCCAGGCTATCCACCAGGCCCTGGTAGTTGTTGGCAATGAGCTTCTCAGCCATCAGGTCCTGGGTGGCACCAGGTACTTCAAAAGCCCCCAGCATAAGGTCCCCAGCATAGGCCTGGTCAGCCACCCCATCTGTGAGGATTACCCCACCATTGAGGCTCAGCAGCTTTACTGTCAACATCCTCTGCTTTGAGGACTCTGTTTTCTGGAACTCGTCATTCTCATCCAGGGTGTAGCGGGGAATGACCCCCACACTAAACCCTCCCAACACAGAGGCCAGCAGGCTGGCTGCCACCTTGAAGGTGATCACTGTGGTGTCAGAGTTCAGGGTCTCATCAGCCACCAGGAATGAGCTGTCCCCATGCTCAGCTGTGGTGTCATCCTCAGCATATCTGATGTAATTTATCTGGGCATACCTCCCCATTTTGGTGGTGACAATGGCCTCCTTAGTCATGTTCAGCTTAGCACTCCAGTTCCTGGCATTTGGTTTGTTGCTTAGCAGCTCATCAAATTTGAAAGCATGCAGGTTCTTATCCTGGACCTGGAAGAAAAGGCCAAACTGATTGGCCAGGGTTTTCAATAGGTCCGTCTGGGAGATGTCTGGGGCATTCTTTTTCATCACCAGGGTGTCATTCATTTGGGCATCCCTCACAGGCTCATAGCTAAATTTGGCCCCTTTGTTCATGGCTATAAAGGCAGCAGTGCCATCAGCATCCATAATGGCCCAGATGTACTCACCAGTGACAAAATCCAGCTCCTCTGAGGAGATGCTCAGAGGGGTAAATATGGCAGGGTTTGGGTCCATCACCTGGGTGGTCCTGGCCAGCTGTCCCTGGATGCTGCTCATGAGAAAAATGTCAGCCTCTGCATCCCCAATGGCTGCACCACTGAACTCCCCCTCAAAGGTAAATTTGCCCTTGTTGTTTTCAGTGAATGTGTACCTGCCATTGGCTGGATTATACTGCCCCTGGTTATAGTCCTCCACATCCCAGAGCACAGTGATGGGATCAGTGGCAGTCAGGCCCACAGAATTGCTGGCTTCCATCCTGGTGGCATCATATTTCTCCCCCTCCAGTACCTGGTTTGAAAAGGGCAACACCAGTGACTTATAGAATACGTCATCCCAGATGGTCCCAGTCTTTGTGAATCCCTGGTCACTGACAATCTGGTCCACCAGGGTGTGCACATAGATGGCATGGTGGAGGTATCTGAGGTCCAGCTGGAGAGCATCCCCCATGGCTCCATATTGAATCACAGGGTACACCACCCCATTGGTGGCATCCAATAGGCCAGAGATCACAAAAATGCTCCTCCCATGGTCCATGGTGCTCAGGTCCATGTCCTCAATTTTTAGCCCTTTGATCTTGGAAAAAAATTCAAAGTTTCCACTCCTCAGAATGGCCTGCACTTCTTTGCCTGAACTCTTGACCTCCACCACCCCATCAGGGATGATGTCAATACCGTTCTGCCTATACCGTCCTGACAGCAGGGTGTATGGCTTATTGTTTACCTCATTGATTTGGCCCAGGTGTCCCAGGGCCTGGTCCAGCTCTGGGGTTTTGATCAGCTTCAAGGTGTTGGAGTAATTGCTCTGACGGTCATTAAGCTCTGCCAGGTTGTTCAGCTGGAGAGTGATGCCAATGAGCTGATCCCCCAGGGGGACCTCAATCTCCTCAATGAATAGGCTCCTGCTCATGTTGTGAAAATTGTGGGCAGCTGTACCTCAAAACTGATCTCATGGAGGTGGTCTGCTGTGTTGTGTACCTGTGTATTGGGGATCACCAGCACCTGCTTTCTGGTCCCATCCTGTTCATATTTGTAGACCCTGGAGGAAGTGAGCACATGGCGAATGGCCAGGTACTCATCTGTGTCCACCCCAGCAGCCATGACCCTGATCCTCTCAGTGCCCTCCATGCCCAGGCTAATCTCTTTGGATTGCAGCCCCTCCATCTCCAGGAATGGCTGCTCATAATCTCCATTATCTCTGGCCCTGAGTTTGATCTCCTGATTAGCTTTGAATAGCCAAAAGTCATTGCCTCCAATGCCATTGTCCCATCCCAAATAAACTGGGTTATCATAGCACTCCTCATCCACCAGCACCCTGTGCTTTTTGGTCACCCTGCCAAAGGCTTTAGCCCCCGCTAAGATGCGAACCAGCCAGGAACTCACACAGCCCAGTGAATCCCTCACTATGACCATGTATGTTGCAGGGGTTAGATTGCTAAATTGATTGGATGCCTGGTATGTGCCAGCGATATTGTACTCAAACGGAGCCACCCCACCAGTCACATTGACCACATTGATAATGCCATCAGCAGCTCCCCAGACAGTCTCATGGTCCAGCACAAAATGTGAGTTGTCTGTGATGTCCACTGTGCAGGCCACAGAGCTGGCCACCACCACATTCTTGGCAGCGTGGCAGGGGGTGGCTGACGAGTCTTTCACCCTGATATCATAGGTGCCTGGTGTAAGGTTTAAAAAGACATTGCTGGCCTGGTAAATGGTCCCCCCATCTTTGGAATATGTGAAGGGTCCAGTGCCACCAGTCTCATTGACAGTGATGCTGCCATCTGGCTCAGAGGGTCCTGTGGCATTGACCACCACATCAGTGAATGCCAGGTCACAGAGGACCTCACTGATCACCTGTGCCCAGGGAGAGACAGCCAGAAACACCACCTTGAAAAGGGTGTTACCATCCACATGCTGGTATAAGATGTCAGGGAGGGGATCAATGCAGGCAGGACCCACAGCTGAGTTGCTGAGCAGGTGGGTAACGTCATCATAGTCAATGGTGACAGTTCCACCAGCCACCTGGTTACAAAACTCAATGTTTATTGTGGCCATGGGCTAAAAATTAATAGAGCCAGAAAAATGACAATGTATGCCAGTGCGATATATTTAAATATAATTTTCATCTACAAAATAACCGTTTACATAATAGCTGTCAGCATCAGTCACATCCCCTGTCTCCAGGCAGATGTCCACAAACTTAACAGCTGCACTATACCCACCAACCATGGTCAGCTTGTGCACGTTCTTGGGCTGGGATATATCCAGAAATCTGTTTGAGTCCCCCACCTCATTAATGGCATTGTCCAGCTCCCTCTCCACTGCCCTGAGGCTGTCCCCTGAAATCTCTGGAGAGTAAATGAATGAGAGGGCAAATGGCCAACCTTCCCAGTACCTGGACTGGGTGAAGCGGGTCAAAAATGATGCCTGGTTTGCCAGGCTGATGACTGGTGAAATGGGGGTATATTCGGCCATGTTCTGGCCATGTGGGTCTCCTATTTGCTTGGAGGCCCTCACAATAAAATAAAGCTCTGGGGTGCTTTGCCTATTGATAAAACCTGACCCCTCCCAGGTCTCTTGGAATATGAGATAAAAGCCCATGGACCTGCCTGGGTCCACTGCATTGTTCATAGCATAATCCATCACATCCTCATTGGCCAGCCTGGACAGCAGGTAAGCCACATCCAGGCTCATGAATCCGTCACTGAATGGCTCCAGTGCCACCTCGCTGATCCCCTCCTGGTGCTTTCCTATGGTGGTAAACTCATCCCTCAGCTCATCATCCAGGACCACATTCACCAGCAGCCTGTATTTCTTCCTGCTGAGCAGGTTCACAAAGCCAGCTGTGGTGCCTGATCCAAACAGGGCACCTGTCTCCAGGCCTGTGTGGTTGTTGCCTATGTCATAAAAGCTGTTGGTGACAATGAGCACCCTGCCCACCTCTGAGTGGTAAATCTGGGAGCCAATGGGTGCCTCTGCTGTGACATTCCCTGGGACTATTACCCTCAGGAAATTGGTGGCATCCTCACTGGGCTGGGCCTCATAATCTTGTCTTTGAAATGTAAAGGGGACAGGGTTACCTGCTGCAATCCAAAAGCTCCTGAATGAACTCTCAATGGTTTTCTCTGGACCACTAACCTCAATCATGTCAGTTCAAATTAAGATAAAAAATAATTTGCGGTTGCGGTTTATGAAACTTATTATACTTAAAACAATACACCTCCTTTTTCTCAATATCAATGTTGGCTATTGAGAATCTAAAGAGTGGATTAAAAACGGGTTTTCTTTGTTCCATTTTTTCTGGCCTGGCTGCTTGATAGCACAGGAGCTTTCTGGGTCTAGTACTTTTACATTCATTTGGCATCCGCATTGGTTGCACACATTGATTCCTTCCATCAGGTGGGGACATCCCAGGCACACTGTCATCCTCTTTGCTGCCATGACCCTCTGGGACAATGGCATCCTGCCCAGCACCTTCCATCCCAATAGTGTCCAACCCTTCCAAATGCTTTTAAGTTTATCGTTCACCGCTAAAATACAATAAATGTCTGTTACTTTCCTAATGTTGTCCAATGTTGTGAGATGCCTGCACCCACCCTGAGCAGCTCCTGGCCACTGAAATCTTTTATGAACCTCTTGAGTGTCTCCTTATTGATCACCTCAGAGAGCACACCTGAGTGCCTCCTGGACTGGTGCAGCAGGTCTCCCTTGGCATGCAATGACTTGGAGATGGCCCAGCTCAGGGACTCATCTGTCTTATCACTCCTGATCCCCTTGGCTTTGATCCATTTGAGCACTGCCTGCTGGAGGGTCGGACCTGGTCCTCTGCCCCTGCGGGTGGGACCTCTGCCAGATTCCAGGGCCTCCATGTGCTCAGCTCCCACCAGCTCACCACCCTTTTTGTCCATCTTCACCTTGAGGGCCTTACCAGTGGCACCTGTGGCCTCCTTACCTTTGGACTTGATATTTGCCCTAATCTCCACCTGGAGGAGTTTCAGGAATGTCTCAATTTGTTGCCTTTGGCTTAGCATTTTGCCACCCCTGCATCCATGATCCTGGCATTGAAAGTGCAGAAAACACCCACCAGGTCCTGATTAAAAATGTGGTATATCCTATCCATCTGCCAGTCAGTCAGCCCCTCCTGCCTGAACTCACTCCTGTTGTTCAGCCTGCCAAATAGCTCAATGCCCAGGGTCTCCATGGCCTCAATGATGGGCAGATGATCCTCCACATTCTCATTGTCATGGTCTGCCTGGTCCAGGATCAGCACTGCCACCTGGTACTCAGATGAGATGGTCCCTGACATATTACGGACCAGGGAGCTGTGCACATCTTCACTCATGTAAACCACAGGCATCAGTGCCACATCATCCCCCTCAGACTCAAAGCTGCTGCGGTTCCCCAGCAGGAATGTGTTGGGAGTCTCCAGCTTCCCTGCCTCCTCTTTGATAATTTTCTCAATCATTTCCGTTTTGATTTGGTTGTAATCTTGGCCTTTCTCTCAATGACTGCATGCAGCCTCCTCTGAAACTTGGCATACTCGCTGGCCACAGCATGGGTCTCAATGATATTGTAAACTGGTTGCCTGAGCACATCCTCATATTTCAATGGGTCTCCAGATGCTAAGTTATAAATTGTCACAAACTCCTGAGACTTTTCCCTGATTTTGTGGATTTTCGCTTCTTTCTCCTCTGGGGTCGGGTCATAGCCTGCCCGATCTTCCTCCAGCTTGCTAAGTCTATGGATTTCTTTACAAAAAAAAAGCCTATGGGGTAGGCCTGCACCACCATGGAATGGAGCACCACATCCTCCATGAAATCAGCTGCCAGCTTTTCATCAAACTCCTCCCCAGTGTACAGGGGTTGAAAGTACACAGCCAGTGCCCAGGGGATGGCATCCTCCATGTTTCCATCCTGCTGGAATAGCTGGGCAATCCTCCGCTGGAGTACCATCTTTTGGGCCAGGGTCTCCTCCCCCAAATCCTTTGGCACCTTAAATGCTAATGGGTTTAGGTTAATACTAAACCAGGTGGCACTCCCTGAGGTGTTGAATTTCTTATCCCCCAGCACATAGTAATCAGGGACAGCCATCTCCTCCCATCCCATGGGCTGCCCCAGGAACTGGATGGCCTCAATGATCTTGGCATGGGCCATGACCTCCCTGGATTTCTTCCACTGCTTTTGTGAGACCTCCCCAGAGCTGAGCACCTCCATCAGCTTGTACACATTTTTATTGTGCTTTTGAATCTCAAAGAAGTCAGCCAGGGTGATCTCATCCCAGCTGGTTTTTAAGGTGATCCTCTTGTCATTTACGGTTGCTGCTATCATCTTAGTCTCCTCAATTTGCGGTTTAATCTGTCAATCCTCCTGGCCTTTTTCCTGCTGATCTCCTCAATCATCAGGGGCTGAGGGTCTCCTCTTCCTCCTCCCCTGCCCCTGAATTGCAAGTGCTCAGGCCTCAGTAACTCCCAGGCCTTAAAGTCTAGGAGTTCCGTTGAGTCCACCACCTGGGCATTGCTCATGCTGTCAGGGGACCACTCTGGCAGGTCATCTAGTGTCCAGGGTGGGATCATCCCATGTGCCCAGTCCTGGACCTGCATTGAGTCCAGCCTGTACAGTGCTAAGGGGTGGAAAAACTGCTCAATTTCCAGGTTGTGCTCAGCATCTGCTTTGAGGTCATGGCGGGTGGTGTCCCTCTCAATGTACTCCATGCCATCCCTGCAATTCAGATCACCATCCTGGCAGGCTGTGAAACTTGTCTGCTCCTGGTTCACTGTCATGCCAATCATTAGCCAAATCCATTTCATTTGCCTGAGTATTTAGTGGATTTTCTGGGTGTCTTTTTGGTGGTTTTATTAACAGCACCTGAGGCCCTGTTCATTGTCTCATTGACAACTTTTGTGCTCACCTTCATCTCATTGGCAGCCCTGGTGGCCAGCCTCTTTTCTGTGGCCTGAGCTTTGACCAGGTCCTCAGCCTTTTTCCTGTACTCATTTAGGGTCCTCTTGTGGATGGACACAGCCAGGATGGTCTGCTCATCCTCAGTGATGGTCTCACTGAATCCCAATTTGAATACACATAGGCTCAACTCATTGGCCTGCTCTGTGGGGGACATGGCATTCCACTCCTCCATGTTAAAATTCGTTTCCATTTTTACGGTTGTTTATATAGTTTAATATAATTTTTACATACAATAATATACTTTAATCCTTACAGCAGGCCACCCACTCAGGGCTGTAAATCAGATCATGATGACAGGGCTGATCCCTGAGGGGTTGCCTGGTAATGGTGTCCTTGTTTACCCCCAGCCCATAGATGGCAAACTCAGTGTAAATCCTTTTGACCAGGTCCCCTCCATTTGGGACTGCCTCCTCTCTGATCACTATTGTGTTGAAATCCTGGCAGGGGTTTGGCACCACTGAACAGCTCAGCATTGCTGCTGCTAATATCGGTATAATTTTTTTCATGGGATTGGCTCATTGTGGAGGTGCCTGACTGTGGTGTAATACCCACCCAGCTCATAGTCATTTCTTACTACCATATTGCCAGTCCTCCCCATCTCATGAATGCAATCAGCCACCATGGCCAGTGCTGTCTGCCTCAAAAGGGTTGGGTCATCTTCCATGCCCTCAACGTTTACTGTGATTGTAAATTCCATATTTTTCTGTTTTACATTGTTGTTGCTCTCAATCCGAATTGTCCAAAGAGTCCCGTTTTTGATACCATCATATACACACAATCCAGGGACTCATCATGGGCTGCATTAGGAAAGCCACAAAGCTCCTCCTTAAAATCCTCATTCCAATGGCCATACAAAAGCACCACCCTGCCAGCCTCACAGATGGGGCTGATCATGTTGGCCTTGACCAGCTTGTCTGTGATCTTGCTATTGTCCTCAAGTACTGACAGGGCTGTGTGCTTTTTGAGGGTGGTCCTCAGAGGCTTCCCTGAGGCTGTCCCCTCGATCCATATTTTGCTCAGACCAGGCACCCCACCATTGGCAGCCACAAAGTCCTGGACCATCCTGAGCAGGTCAGGAAACTCCACCTTTTTGGCCTTGTAATTGGTGATGTACATGACCCCATTAAAATTGAAATAGCTCATTATCCCTGAGGGGTCTGACTCCTTTTTGATCTCATGGGCAGGGTCCACAACGAAGTGGATGAGCTGCTTGCTCTTGGTTATCCCATACAGCTCCTGTAAGGTCACTACCTTGAACCATTTCCGTTTGAGGATGTCACCCTCAGCTGGAGCTGGTCTGCCCTGGAACAGGCTGGCAAAGGTCCTGGGGGCCAGCTTCTTACTCTTGAGCAATCTGAGCAGGTTGTGTTTCTCTGGGAATAGGGCCTCCCCAATCTCCCTGGGGTCCTGGTCATGCTTTGGATATTTGTCACTATCCTCACAAATGGCAGGGATTCTGACCACCTCCCACTCCTCTGGCTCCCTCTCCAGGAGCCTGCCACTCAGATCATCCTCATGCCTGCGGGTGTTGATCAGCAGCGTCCTGGCATCATTGTTCAGCCTGGTGTCATAATCATCCACATACCAGTCCCAGATTTTCTGCCTGATCTTTGGGCTGCTGGCCTGCTCATAGTCCTTGAACGGGTCCTCAATGATCCCCACATCCACAGGGTTGCCAGTGATCCCTCCACCTACCCCCAGGGAGATCAGGCTGCCCCCCTTCCCTATGATGTCAAACTCCAGGGAGTTCTGGACATACTGGGTTTTCTTAGCCTGGACCTGCTCCACCAGCTGGATGTCTGGGAATACATCCCCATAGTCTGGGTGGAGGATGTGCCTCTGGATTTGTCGATTGAATTTTGATGAGAGGGTATGAGCATAGCTAATCAAGGCAAACCTTAATTTGGGATATTTGCCCAGTGCCCAGGCTGGGAACTTTCTGCTGGACATTTCTGATTTTCCATGTTGTGGTGGCATCAGAATCATGAGCTTTTTGATGTTGCCCTCCAGGAGCTGCTCCAGCTTATAACAGATCAGGTGGTGATACCATTTGACTATAAAGTCAGGCATCATGAATGTGGTGAAACTGAGCAGGGACTCTCTGGCCTGGATGGACCTCTGCATCTTACCCAAGGCCAGGTACTCCTCTGTGATTTTTTCCAGCCTTACTGTCTGGAGGTCCTGGTCAATATGTTGAGCCACTGCTGTCATAGGCTGCTGATCTCCTCCAGGATGTCCCTCATGGTGTGGCCATTAAAGTAAGCACAGGCCACAGTGAGGCACTCCTCAAATATCTTGGCATGATCAGGGGGCAGGATGTATGGCCCCTCCTTTGGGGGCAGCCTGGTCCCATCCTTGATCAGCACATAGGCCCTGACCACATCCCAGGCATGGACCATGGGGATGTCCTGCTTGCAGCTCCAGTGCTTGGCTTGGGCAAAGTTGATTCCTTGAGTCATTTCATTGCAAACACAAATGAGATTTCCGTTTCACTTTCAATGGCAGTGATAAATTTAAACCCAGTCAAATCTTTATTTATGCTGTGCAGGGTGGTTGTTCTATTTTCACCAACCAAATCCTGCTTATTCACTGTTATTACTTTGATCATCCTCTGCTGATATATTTAAACCCCTTAGGCCTTGCATCTATCGGGTGCCACTCTGGAGTTTTGCCCACCTCAATTTTGTATTTGTCGCTGAACTTGCGGGTGGCCACTGAGGTGGACCCCATGCTCCTGCCATTCAGCATATAAGTATAGTTTGGGGCATATTTGATGGTGATGGTATCCTTTACCACATCTATGCTGTGATCATAGACCCCGTTGAATACCTCCAGCTCTCCCTTTTTTCCCAGCCTTATGTTATAAAATATGCTCACAATCTTAGTTTAATCCTATTAAAATGAGACAAAACCCCCACCATCACAGCCTCCATAATTAAAATAATCCTATTACAGCTCAAACTCCCCCTGCTTTGCTCTTAAATCCACCAGGTCAACTGCTCCCACAGTGTGATCTATAATCATAAACAGCCTATGAATTAAACCGCTTTTGCCTGCCAAAACATCCTTTACTGAGTCAGACAAATCAGCTCTGCCTCTGATATGCTCCTCATAAGCAATTTTCATAGTCTTTAGGCTCAATGTGCCATCATTCAAGTTTTCAACCAGCCTTGAAAATTCATCTAAATTATCCTTTTCCATCTGGGTATAACTTTTTGAGTTTCTCCCTCTCCTCCAGGATGCTGTCCCTCTCCTCCAGGAGTGCCTCCATGCGTTCCTGGATTTCCTCCTCAGTCAGCTCCTCCCTGGGTGGGACTGGGTCCTCACCACTGAATCCCCTGTGCTTCATTTTCCTCTCAGCATACCACTGGGCAGCCCTTATGTCATCCAAGGCAGCTGTCTCCAGCTTAAACTGGACCTGGTCCATGTATGCCTCATTGATGTCTGTGATAGTCTTATTGAAATCAGGGTCAGCTTTCATCCAGGCCTGATATGTACCCCTGACAATCCTCAGACTCTTGCACACATCTGCCACCCTCCTGTGCTTTTTGTAGACCCTGACAAACCTCTTTTTGTTGTTGGCCATGATCTCCTGCCTGGCCACTATTGAGGCCTGAGCTGCTGCCTTTCTGACAATGGTGATCTTATTGGAGGTTTTGGTCATTGAGCAAATTTAGCAAATTATGACTTTAGGGATACATTGGTCCTGTGCTCAGTGCATCCACTCTGACAATACTTAGGATGTGGGCAATAAT